TTGCTGTGTTGGCTTGGCTAGATACCTGTGCTGGCGGTAGTGCTGTGCAGTTGGTCAAAACACCGCTTGCAGGCGTGCCTAATGCCGCCCCATTTGCGAGTGTTGCTGTACCTGATATACTCATCGTGGTAAAACTACCCGCCGCTGCCGTTGTACCACCGATTACCGTGCCGTCGATTGTGCCGCCGTTGATGTCGGTGGTGGTCAAGACTGAGGATGCGAGGGTGACTACGCCTGTGGTATCCGCGATTGAACCAGCGGCTGTGCCGTCCTTGGCATTGAGGTTCGTGGCATTAACAGTGGTTACTACAAGATCACTCACAGGAGCAAGCGTAGTACCAATTCCCTTTGCACCATTTGGATTTAGATTACCAGAGGCATTTACAACCCAATGTTCTGTGGAATTTGTTGCAATACCCACCGCATTAGCAGACGAAAGGAACATACCATTAGTCGGGACTGTCGATCCAGTTGGGACAAATGATGCACCACTTACAGATCGACCTGCTGTTAAATCAGACACAGCGACTTTTTTCGTAGTGCTACTCTGAACAATGGGTAAGACTTCCGTACCAGCAAGTGGTGTGGTTGATGAGGGTAATCCTGATATTTTGGTGTCTGCCATGATCTATCCTTAATAATAATAATTAACCTCGATCTGTGAGGATGGTGGCGCAGATGTAAATGTAATAACCGATCCTACAACGACATACGTATTCTTTTGGTAATACACACCGTCAACGAATACGTTAGTCGTATTCTCACTCAATGGTGCATTCGTTAATGTGAAGCTAACTGTAGAACCATCACCCGTGAAATCTTCAACGGACACGTTGGTAACATTGCCGACGTTATCATAGGTGGCGATCGTAACATCTGCGCTGGTTTTCAAAACAAATTTGTACAATGGTGAAGTGTTCCAGATCTCACCACTAGGCACCCGACCACCAGAGTCCAATATGATGGGGTTAGTGTGCGCCGTACTACCACCCATTGATGTATACGTGGTCAGTGGTGTTGTCGTACCAGCGCTGTAGGTGTAAATCTTACCACCCGCCAATACAGTGCCGTCATTGTTGAGAAATTGAGCACCAACGCCACCAAATAATGAAAGCGATACAGTAGGCATACATTACTCCAATAAAATCAAGAAGTAGTTTTCTTGCACGATATGATTACCAGATTCAGTTAAAAGGTTATACTGCGCCTGTTCTTCATTACGTGCTCCGAAAAAAGAAATGATGCCACCCAATCCAATACTAATAGAATTACGAGTGGTGATGAAACTCATTGGGAGTTCATCGGTTTGCAATAAACCGTGCCACTGAATGTTATTTGGAGAGCACTCACACGCCAAACACCGGTTGTACCAGACGGTATCTTAAACGGGATTGGTGTGTATGATGGGATTGGAGTATGACTCGTTGTAGCAGTGGCACCAATACCAACTGCGATATAACAAGGTTGATCAGACCAGACCATAACGCCATCGGGTCCAGTATTCCAACCGGTGGTGGAACCAGCCGTGTCTGAGAAAGATGCGGTCTGTGCTGGGAAATCAGCGACGGATAGTGGGTTAAGTAGTTCCATGTCAGCTCCTTATGTTGATGATTCTATACCAATTAAGACGGATAACCAAATGTTCGTGACTTATTGTTGAAATCCACCCATTGACTCAGGTGGCATAGGTTGTTCCTGATGTTCATTAGGTTGTTGAGGTTGATGCGTTTCATCAATATCCATTCTCATCATATCATTATTCTCAAGCGCTGCCGCCACGACACCCATTGCAATATCCTGAATCTGTTGTTCGTTCATACCAGCCTGCACCGCACTAATCCGCTGAGTCTCTGCGGCGTATGCTTTAATCTGAGCCTCAAATCCCTTAATCTCTAGGTCACGCGCTTCCATGCTCTTATTGACGTTCTGGAGCATATTAAACATATTCTGCATCTCAGCACCCATTACTTCCATCTGCTGATTGGCTGCGGCAAGTGCTGGGTCATCCTCATCCGCCAACACTTTAGGATCAATGGTTTTCTTAAACCGTTTAGCGAGGTCTTGAGCACCAGGCCAGTCCATGTTCTTGACGAATAGATCACCAGCCACTTGCCACAGTTGCGGGTTGCCCTGCAACAGTTGTGCCATGCTCTCCAATGCCTCTTGACGTTTGGTGGCATAACCAGGTCCTGTAATCACACGGACATCGTACTTACCAACAGAAGGATTGTATATCTTATCGACAATCGTACCTTCTTGGTCTACGATTCTCTTAACTGGTTCTTGTTGAGTGGGGTTGATCTTAACTGTAGATGGTTCACCATCTTCACCGATGATGCGGGTGATTCGCTCAGTATCGTAAATCTTCGGTATTAGGTCTACCAATTGACGACCGATGTGACGAATAGCGCGAGCCAGATTGTCCACGTAATGATAGGTACCAACATCACCCTCACGCTGGCGGGCTAGAATAGCCTTACCTGAACGCTCATTGCCACCCATACCTAATGACGCATTATATTGCCCAGTAGCTGACTTGATGTCCTCAGCAGCCCCCGCTTTGGCTTGTAAAAGACCACTGGATGCCATAGGTGGTTGAGCACGGGCGGGTAAAGGTAGAGCAGCACCCTGACCATCAGTAACGTCAGGATTGACCTCCAAATAGGGCCAATTTGTAGTGTTTGCTGTCTTCCACTGATTCTCATACCCCTCAAACTGACCACCGTACCCAATGAACGGGGCTTTGGGCGCCAACGCTAACATTTCAGCTTCTTGACTGACCCAATAGTTGTACATACGCTGTGCGTCTTTGGCATTACGCACCAGACCACTGATATACATTCGCCCATCGACCTCGAACTCGTTACCAACTACTCGCACCACGGGAATATAGGCACCAGCCCACTCACGCTCCTCGAGGATCTCGTAACCGTTGATCTTGCACCATTTTACTTTCTTGATGTCCGATTCTCTGGAGCGCAACGGATCACCGAACATGAGTCGAAAGACACGGTCTTCTGGGGTATTGTCGAACGCTGTCTGATTGTTTGGATACAGATTTAGCGTGTGTTTTTCGTGCTCAATGTAGAAGTATTCAGCGATGCGAATCGTGTTCTCATTAATCCATTGAGAAATGGATTGATCACCAACACCAATCCCCATGAGTGTAGATATTGGAGCAGATTCTGGGTATAACCGCTCATATTCTGATTTAGTTACGTCTTCTGTGATGAAGCACCAACGGGCATCTGCACCAGTGGGGTCTTGAATCATCGGGTCCATATAAACACTGAAGCTGTTGCGAACTCTACCGATTTTAATGTCTTGGTTGAAGGATGATTCATCACAGTATTCAGTCAGTAAACGGATGTAACCTTCACCATAAGATACTTGGTTTTCACACGCCGTATCGTATGCAACATCTGCATCAGACATATATTCAATGTGTCGAATAACACCATTAAACACTTCAGCCATATCTCCATCTGCCATATCGTCAGCAGGTATCACCTTGACACCTGGGCGATTCATCCGTTGGTCGTTCGTCACCTGATAGACGTGTTGAGGTAGCTTATTAATCGTCAAACATGGGCGAGCATTGATAGTCTGACCCTGAACCGACCCACGGGTTTGGAGCACATCATTGGGCCATTGCCATTGATTATCAGGAGATCCTGCATAAAACCGAAGGTCGTCTATCTCATCCTCACGGGTTTCAGAATATGCCGAAATAGCCATCTTCATCCTAGATCGGGCAGTGGATAAAATATCCTCAGACCCTTCTTTAGAATCCTTATATCCACCATTCGCCACATTACCTGCGGCTACGATACCTGTTATATCTTTCATTGATCAAATACTCCAAGGACGTGTGCTTCTCGCATAACAAGGATGTCTTCACCTTCCCATTTTAACTCTTGCCCGATAGAATCACCAAATAATATAGCACTACCGACAATTGTCTCTGTCGCTAATGGTCCAACTGACACAACGACACCAGTGCCCGTTTGTTTATTACGCAAGAGTGTGAACAACTCGTGTTTCTCAATATCGGGGCGAACAAGTAGACAATCCTGAAGCGCTTGTATGTTCTTATGAACGGTATCCTTTGATGAACTTTCAAAATGCGGCATTTATGCTCCCATCCAAGAGGTTAAGGCTGCCCCGTTCTGGGCGTTGCGCCTGACGATTGTAGTATTATTACTATTATACTCACGATTCGCAACAGGAAACGCAAATGTAACCGCAATTGCGTCTGCTGCATCTGGTGAAGCAAGACCCCGTGCTTTCATCTCCTTTTTTCCTTCCAGAAATATAGTCCCTGCTGAGTTCGGCTTCTTCATCGGGCCAGTCAGATCCGACTTAAGCAACCTATCTGTAGGGATGGATGCTGTCTTGATCCATTCTCGCATAGCTCCCCAAATCTCAGCACGCTTGTTACCCCACATCGTAGGATTCTTCGCCTTCCATCCGAAGTTCACCCCGCGCACTTTATACTTCTGCTCTGTCAATCTGTCAAGTACGCCATACCCCAGACCACCCTCGTCGATAACAGTCATTGCTGGTCGATACTCCTCGATGGCGTCAATCACGTTCCCTACGGTCGTCATAGTATCATCGCCACGGAACCTCTTTATCGCTACTATATCACGCCCCCGACGCACCACGATCACCGTACTGTCCATACCACCGCGAGCTGGGTCAACCCCAATAATGACAGGGGCGGTCATGTCCTTATACAGCGGACGCTTCATGGCATCATCGACTGTGTGAGGTGCGATAAACTGATCTTGCCCCGATTTAGGAAAGTCACCATACACCTCAACCCGAGCCTCGTCGGAGTTCTCGCCATACTCATTGATAATCTGCTGGTAGATAGTCTTGTCAGTACCCTCTACGTCACGAGCGTCTATCTTCTCAGACTCCCAGAACTCACGCTTACTGCCATCGACCGCCTCATAGAAGTACCCCGTATTCCGCCGTCCGTTACTGAACACCAACCAATACCGATCCAGTATGTTCTCCGTAAAGAACCCCGCAGCCACAGACCATATCGAGTCCGGTATCCCCGACGCCTCATCGAAGATCACCATCATGCCGTCCATATTATGCACACCGGCGTATGCGTCCGGGTTCTCCTCGCTCCAAAGTTTCCCCTCAGCGCCCCAGTACCGAGTACCCTTCTTCAAGTCCCTCTCAACCAACTCAGTCAACCACTGCGCCGGGTTCAGGCTCGTCGCTGTCGGCTCCCACCAGTGCGCGTTCAACGACATCGTGACCCACTTAGTCAACTCACCCCATGTCACCTTACGCAACTGGTTCTCGCTGTTAGCCGACACAATGACCGAGCTACCTATCCTGGTCGTCAGCATCCACAATATCAACCACGACACCAGTGCCGACTTCCCCACACCGCGCCCCGAAGATACAGCCCGCCGCATCGCATCAATCAACTCATCGTTGCTCAGCTTGCCACGGTTCTCCTTGATAAAGTCCCGCACGCGACGCAGCGCCCGACGCTGCCACGCTCGAGGTGACTTGAAGTGCTCCAGCGGTGTGTTCTTCTGCCCCCATGGGAACGCAAACAACACGAACGCCTCAGGGTCGTCCTTGATAGACGGACTCCATAGCTGCGCCATCAACGTCTGTTCATCTTCTGGTGAATACCTAGGCTTCTGCATCAGTTCTCCTCCAGTCGAGGCGTAACGTCCATCACTTCTGCCTCAATCACTCTAGCCTGCGCCTGCGCCAACGCATCAAGTATCGAAATAGTACCACCAAGCTCAACCTGTTTAATCTCACCATACCGCTTCTTGTTGTGGGCACTCATGAGCCACTTACGTGTATCAATGCGCAACTTGTCCCGATTCACTGTATCGTTCGACGATGGTTCAACTGACTCCACACCATCAGCAATCTCCAGAATCTCACCAGCCAAGAACTCAGTACGCATCTCCTGCGCTTCCTTGAACCGCTCATGGCGCTGAGGATCACGCTTAACCCAGCGCAAGAAGTCCTCATACGAGATAACCCGTGGATCATCCTCAATCAATGACTGAAGCGATCTCCCACGGTAAATATCCTCAATGATTCGCTCGAATATCTGGTCATATTCAACATGCAATAGATTCCTTGCCTCTTTCGAGGGTTTGGGTGGGGTAGGGTCAGGCACCGATAACCAATTTGGTAGCAGGGATTCACCGGCGACAAAAGTGCCTACGAAATGAGATGTGTCTTGTTTCATAGTTCTTTCATGATATCACATATCCGAAAAATAAAAAATAAATAAAAAAGACGAGTGTGTTGGGTTTATGGGTTTATGGGTTTATGGGTTTATCGAGTGTGTTGGGTTTA